GGGATGCGTTGGGCTGGCAGCGGTGGGTGGAAACTCATAAACAACGCTTTCAGGAGATGCGGAATGCTTTTCCAATGAACATCCACGAGGTGTGGCCGGAAAAAGTAATAGGTGGTGAAGTGGAAATATATTATAATATGCTTGAATGGTTGGGTCTCGTTCCGCCGGAAGACTTGATAGAAAAATTCATTGATCCGGTTCTTTGGGGGAAACGCAAATGAGGACCACTGCCGCAGAAGTCAAAGAGATCATGCAAACCGGGTTGACCGAAACTCAAATCTTGCCTTTTCTCACCACGGCCAACGCCATGGTGACGGCTCGTTTGGCTACCAGCGGTCTAACTGACACAACGCTGGAAGAAATAGAGAAGTACCTTGCAGCGCACCTGGCGTCCGTCAAGAGCAAGTTCGCCATCACAGAGAGGATAGGTGAGGCCAGTATCACAACGGGATACAGGGGAGGACTGGGGCTTGATGCGACCCCATATGGAGAGGTGGCCAAGATGCTTGACACCACCGGCACATTGGCGACAGCCCTCTCAATGAGAACCGCCAAAATTGAAGCGATTGAATTCGCCCTGGATGACGACGACTGATGTATACTTCAATGTTGAATCAAACAGCTACGTGGTGGAAGAAGATAGGACAAGACGGGTACAACAAGCCGTCTTTTGATAGTCCTGTGGAACTTTCTTGTCGTTGGGAAGAAGGGCAGGGTTTGTCACGAAATATGAATTGGGAAGCGGAGACGCTTTCCGCTAGAGTTTTTCTTTCCTCCAAAGTTTTTGTTGGAGATTATCTTTTTCTTGGTACTTCTGTGGAAGCTGATCCGCTGGAAGTGGAAGGTGCAGGAGAAGTTAAATCTGCACCGAGAATTCCTTCTGTTGATGCAAACACTTTCCTTTATATGGCGCTTGTTATGAGGAACGGTTGATGTCTTTACAATTAGAAGGCCTTGAAAAGGTGATTTCAAACATCAATAAAGAAATTAGTAAAATTGAAGGGCGCTGTGAGGCAGGTCTTGTTTCTGCTGGATTGTTTATCCGCGGAGAATCGCAAAAACTCACTCCAGTAGTAACAGGTAATTTGAGGAACAGTGCTTATGTAGTTAGTAAAAAAGGAGTAGAAGCCCCTCCAAAAGATCTGTCTTCTGGAGGGTCTCAAGCGAGTCTTGCTGAGTGCGCCGTTTCCAATACACCGATGGTGATTGTGGGCTATGCAGCTTGGTATGCAATCTTTGTACACGAAAATCCAAATGCCGGAGCAGTGAATCTTGCTCAAAAAGCAACAAAATATAGATCAGAAAAAGGTTCCAAGCGAATTGTTTTTTCGACGGTTGGACAATGGAAGTTTCTTGAAGCAGCGATCAAGCAAAATCAAAAAAGAATTTTGGCAATCATTGCAGCCAAGGCGAAGAAATGAACACTTCCGCGCAAGACATCCACCTTATCCTTGAAGAAGCTTCCTCATTGGGTTTGTCATTCGGCACGGATCTATTTGTTGGCTTGATGCCAGATTCTCCCGATGAATGCGTGTCCATAATTGATACTCCTGGGACGGAGCCTGGTGTTGGTCCTTATTATTACTCCAGCGTGCAGGTTTTGGTGCGGGGTGGCGTTGGGGAATACGATTCAGCGGCAGCGTTAGGGAGGGACATTGCTGCTGTGTTGCATGAGTACACGGGAGAGCCGGATTCTTCAACGCTGTATTATGCTGGAATTTGGCAGTTGTCAGAGCCCTTTTTCATTGGGGTGGATGAGAAAAACAGGCCGCTGTTTTCAACAAACTATCGTATTCAAAGGAGGTAATAAAAATGGCGAGTAATGCTTTTTCTGGTATTGGAACAACTCTTCAAATGGGCGCTGAAACGATTGCTGAGATCAATTCCATTAGTGGCCCGAATATGTCCCGCGATCAGATCGACGTAACCAGCTTAGATAGCACCAGTGGTTATCGTGAATTCATTGCGGGCTTTCGGGATGGTGGTGAGTTGCAGTTGAACATGAACTTCACCCGAGATAGTTACGACGATTTTCTCGCAGCTTTCCAGGATGACGCCTACAAGGCGTTCACCATTGTTTTGCCCGATACTGGGGCAACGACCTTCACTTTCAACGGGTGGGTGACTGGTCTTGGCATGGCGGTGACTCTGGATGATAAGGTCACCAGCGATGTCACCATCAAAATCAGTGGCCCCGTAACGATGGCCAGCTAATAAACCGTGAAACCTAAGGAGGGTTAAAAATGGCGTTTCTAACCAAGGATGCAATCAAAGGCACTAAATCCACCCCGAAAATGAAAAAGGTGGAAGTCCCCGAATGGGGAGGTCATGTTTTCGTGCGGGAACTGACTGCGCATGGAAGAGACCGTTTCGAGGATGCCACATTCGCGTTCAACACCGAAACGGGCAAGGTTGAAATGCGTCAGGGACAGCAGCGGCGGGCACTTTTTCTCGTGCTCGCTGTTTGCGATGAAAACGGGGATGCAGTCTTCACAGATGATGATGTCTCTTGGTTGGGGGAGATGGAATTCTCCGTCATTGATCGAATTTACCAAGAAGCACAAAAGATCAATGGTATGACGGTGGAGGAGGCCACAAAAAACTCCGAAAGTCCCAGCGGAGGCAGTTCCTCTTCCGATTAGCGTTGGCGCTGGGACGCACTGTTCGGGAACTGGAGATTACCATAACGGAGAATGAACTGGTTGAATGGATGGCCTTTTATCAAATAGACCCATTTGGCGAGTGGAGGGAGGATCTTCGAAATGCCCAACTTTGTGCACTACTCGCTGAAATCAATCGTGACCGGAAAAAGAAGACCAGCCCGTATAAGATCGCAGACTTTATGTTGTTCATGCCGCCCAAGAAAAAACAATCAGCGGAAGAGTTGAAAGCGGCATTGATGCAGTTGGTCAAAAGTAAAAAGGAGAAGCGGTAATGGCGACCCCGGTTGGCGACCTGATTGCAAGGCTTCGTTTAGATAATTCTCATTTCAAGAAGGAAGTCAGAACAGCTGAGAATGCCCTTGTTGGGCTGAAGAAGGTCGCCATTGGTGCTTTTGCTGGGTGGGGACTGTTTGCTGCAACTCGTTCTTTTTGGCGGACAATGGAAAGTTCAATTGAACAGTATCAGTTGTCGATCGTCCAAACTGCCGCCATGATGACGGGGATGATGAAAGAGCAGCCAGGCAGATCGATGGTCGATCAATATGCAGAAGCAAAAGGCTATGCGCAAGAGCTTGTTGCTACGTTGGCGGAACTTGATGCAAAGACCTTGCTTACAGCCAGTGATCTGAACCTGATCACACGAGAAATGATGAAACAAGGGGAGGTCCTGGATGTAAATAATCAAAAACAAGTTCAAGGTTTTCTGAACATCGCAAATGCGGTAGCTACTATTTCGGCTGGGGCGCCTAATGTCCAGATCCAGTTAATGCAAGAGACACGCGCCCTTCTCCAAGGGCAAGTAAACGTTCATTCTCAGCTTGCTATGATGTTAGGCGCACAGGTCGGGAACCTTAAAGAACAAGTAGCGCTTCATAAGAAAAACGGGGATTTGATTGAATGGCTTGGACAACAGTTAAAAGGATTTGAAGCTGCCGGCAGAGATCTCGAAAGCACGTGGACCGCAATTGGGTCAACTTTACAGACAATTTACAAACGTTTTGTTCGGGAGGGGTTTTCTAGTGTTTTTGAAGACATTCTTGCCGTCCTTCAAAAGATCTCTGATTGGGCAAAAGAACACCAAGCAGAGATTTCTGCTTATATCGCCGACTCGTGGAGAAATGTACGAGAGGTGATCTTAACGGTCGTTGACGCCATCAGTGCTGTTTCAACAGCTGTTTCCAGTTTCGCAAAAGACCACCCAATCATGACGGAGATCGGAGGAGATGTTCTTAAACTGATCGGGTGGCTTCTTGTTTTGAGAACCTCTATAGGCCTTGTTGGAGGAACCTTGGCCAAGATAGGAGGCGTTGCTTCTGGCATATTTGGATATTTCGCCGGGGCGATTACGAGTGTTACCGCACTGTTTGCCGGGTGGGCGATTGATATTACTGCAATTTCCACCGCATTTGGTGCGCTTGGTTTGGCTGCCGGCGCAGTGTTTGCATATATCATAGGATGGAAGATTGGGGAGAAACTCTCCAATGAGTGGGGAATTGCTGGACGTAAATTAGGAGAGTGGGCGCAGATCTGGTATTCTTACTTTGACGAATTCCTGGTAAAGATAAAGTATGTTTTCAGCCGTATGGGCGACGTTATTGAAACAATCATGCGGGGAGTTGCTGCTTCAGTAAAAGTTATGGTTGGAGAAATCATCTCCAAAATCAATAAAATCCCTGGTGTCGGTAGATTTATTCCAGATGCAATTGTTAATAGTGCGACAAGTGCCGCAGCATCCGCCAAAACGGAACTTTCTGGATTGGGTGCCTTTGCTGAAGACCAGAAGAAGAAGAGGGAAGCTGCTCGAGATGCTGAACTGGAGAGAATTGCTGCGATACGCGATGGAATCAACTACGAAAAGTTGTACAGAGAAGCGCTTCTGCAGTCTGATGCGCAGGCCTTAGAGAACGAGAGACAGCGAGGAAAGGCTTCTCCGCCCAAATTTAGAAAGCTGGCTGGTGACGATGCCGGTGCTAATTCTGCCGCTAAAGCGTGGAATAGCGCCATGAAAAGCATGGAAAAAGACCTTCGCATGTCTGGATTGCAGGGCGCACCCGCTGCACTCGAAGAAATAAGAATCAAGGCGGAAGAGCTTCGGGCTAAGTTTGGTGACAAGCCTTTAATCAAGGTTTGGGAAGAGGATCAAGTCAAGCAGGTTAAGAAAACCCTTGATGAAGAATATCGCAAGTTTCACAACACTGAATATCAAAACGCGATGTACGAGTTGAACACAAAATACGAGGGGTACAAGAAAGCAGG